TTAAAATTGATTGTGGCGCGTGAGTTGCTCTAAAGCCTTGTTATGATGTCTGAGTAGTGTTTGTCTTGGATAAAATAGCTTATCTGCTATGTCAGCCCATTTGAGATTATTTATATAGCGTTCAGTCAGTATGTTACGCTGTAGTTTATCATCTAGGCTATTGATTAAATCTATGTCATCTTGTAAGTCTGCTTCTGCTTGCTCAATCTGTTTCAAGTCCTCTGTCTCAATACGTGCTAAATGCTCAGGCGATAACTTAACCAACTCCCTATCATGTTCCAAGGTTGCTTTCAAGTTCTCAATATACAAACGCTTATAATACATGTTTTTAGTCTTTCTTTGATTTCCATTTTCTGTCTCCTGTGTTATAATATATGCATTGGCACAAAGCCAAAATAAATATAGAAAATGTTATGATATTAGTGGCGTTTCATATTTTGAGGGCTTGCGTGGCAGGGCTTTTTCTACATTGAATTTACCAAATATTCGCTTTCAGACTGTGGGTTATCCATGGTCTTTTTTGATACCTAAAAACTGAGCTAATCATATTGTTAGCTACCTAACAAATAGCATAACAACAAAACTCAATGCAAGTGATGACACCCTTTAAAAATCTGAAAAATTGGCGTGCGACGTAAGAAGACACCTTGTGGTGGCTCTCCTCGGCACGAGATAGGGGCGGGGGTTAATTTAAACACTCGGATAATATAATTATACCCCAATCACTTAAAACGTCATACAGGGCATTTTAGGGGCTAATAATGACGTGCTAGAAAAATCAATAAATTCACTGTATAATCTAATTAAATAAGGAATTGGTTTGGCACCCTAAGATCTCTTTGAGATTGGCGCCTAAGTCAATTCCTTTTTTTGTATGATGTCAACTGAATGTTTTCACTCATTTTATCAACTTATTAGCGTATTTTGTTAGGATTAGTTAGGAAAATGTTAGGATTAACTTTCTTGTTTTTTTCCTGTTTTTTTGCCGCACGCTTTTTCTTCATCAGTTTCCGCTGATTCTCTCTAGCCCCGTCCTTACGGCATTTCTCACTGCAATATTTCGACCTGCTGGATGTGGGTTCAAACTTTTTACCACAAATTGAACACTTAATTTTTTTCATTTCCTAACTCCCAAATCCTAACGCGAGAAAAAATGTACAGTGACGGCGTGAAGCTCCGCGCTTGCCAAGGGTAGGGGGTCACCCCCCTTCAGATTTTCCATCTTGTCCACTAGCAATTACAAAATAGTTTATAACTTCATATTTCTTAACATTTGTCGCAAAGCTTCATCATTACTTTTCTCATTTTCGGTTTTAGTTCCAAACTTGCGCCTAGCTTCTTGCTCAGCTTTTGTTGCTGCTTCCGTCTTAGCTCTAGCAATTTCATTTTCTTTTCGCTCCTCATTTTCATCATGCATTTTTTGTAATGCTTTATTAAATAGTTCCTGATCTGCTTGACGCTTAGCTTCTACTCGTTCCTTTATTTCTTTCATATCTTTACTAAAGTTTTCTTCACGTTCTTTCCGTGATAGTTCTGCTTCAACCTGTAGATCTTCATACCATCGATATGGATTGTGTTCAGCCATTATTTCACCAACCTTTCATAATGTTCAACTAAGCTATCCAATAAATAAACAACACTTCTCTTCGGTGTATATTCCAAACCAGAGTATCGTCCAGAAAGCAAGTGACCGTCATCATCGTATTTGTAATCCTCTGTATTGCGGCCGATGAAATTTTCAAGTAAAGCTAAGACTTTATTAGCAAGTGTATAGTTTTCAATATGTCGCTCTCTTAATTTTTCAAACTCTGGGAAGAAGTCTTCAACTTTTTTAATAATCGCATCATTTTCTGTGTCGGCGACTGTTTTAATTTCATCTACCAGTTTGTTGTATTCTTCTTTGGTGACTAGAGGTTGATGTTGTAACTCATCTAATTTATCTTCTAGCAATTCTTTTGTATTGGTTGCAGTCCATAGTTCACGCTTTGCGATGTCATAAGCGGCAGCATCGACTTTCTTTTTTGCCTCAATAATATCCTGCCTAGCTTTTTCAATTGTCGGCTCAATAGCTTCTAGTTCTGTCTGATACTTTTCAATCTCCTGTAAATTAGATTCTTTTAATTGTTCTAATTTTTGACTAATTTCTTTAAGTGTTTGTGTCATGTTTTTTTCTCCTTTATTATTTCTAATATGTTGATTACTCATTTTAGTCATTGTAAGGGATCATCTCGTATTTTTTGAGTCTGTAAAATTTTTGCCAGATTTTCCACCCCCTTTCTCTTAATTCTGTAAATTGTTGTCTTTGATTTGCTTATGCTATCCTCAATCTCCCAGATTTCTAAGTGGTTGACGTAGCACATTCGTAAAACTGCCCTTTCAAGGGGGTCGCTCAACTTATCAATTAAACCAACGGTGTACAGTCGTTCTTTTATAACTCTATCAAGTCTTTTCTGTATATTTTCTTTTAATTCTAAGATGTTTACTATCTTATTCTCTACGTGGTTTATCCTGCTAGTTTGTACGCTTGCCTGTGTGAGAGTTGACTTTTTAAAAAGTTTTTCATCTAGGTATTGCATTTCTAATTGTAGCCCTTGTATTTCATTATCAAGCCACTTGATAGCCTCTAATTTTTGTTTCAGTTCCTGGCTAGTCATTCTCGCTGCTCCTTTGTGTTATAATAGTCTTATAGTTTTCATTCACAAGGGAGTCAGCGCTGCTGACTTTTTTGCGTTTTCTCTCGCTTCGCTCTTGGTTCGTTTCTCTATCCAAGCAAAGGAGCCTGCTAATAATCAGTAAGCTTCCTCTTGTCTATGTTAACGCTTGATATTGTGCCATTTTGGTTGATAATGTAATTCATCATCTTCTAACATCATTGAGAAGCTTTCTAAACAATTGAAAACACTAAAAGCGATTGCTTCGAATTCTTCTTGTTTCTCTTCGGGAAGATAGCTCTTATAGTCTTTGGTCTGTAATAGCTCGGATAGCTCGCAAGTTTCTTCTGCCCATGCTTTGAGTTCTGTTAGGGACATTGGTGCTGTTGTTTTGTTTGTGTTAGTCATATTAGTTACCTCTTTCATCTTTTGAATGTTTGCTACTTGATAAGATAGCTTACAGATTCCTAGTGCTGTCTGTTCATCAAGTTTGTATCTTTCCTTGATTGTCAGAACCGTATCAACCAACTCATCCACAAAAGCCATGCTATTGTTATAAGCCATTTTCACATCTTGATTATCCATTTTCTTAATTTACCTTTCTAATTTTTCTTATTTTTCAATAAAATGCCTTGGGGTAGTTTTGGGTTAGTTTTTAGCTAACCTGACAAATCCCTTGGTACATAAGGGTTTGAGGGGTCAGATTATGGGTTAGTTTTACTTTTTACTTTTCTTTCTATAAGAGAGTATATATATATTACTATTACTTACTTAATATATAATACCTAACCTAACTAACCTAATAATAAAAAAGTCAATAATATCAAGGGTTTGAGAGGGTTAGGAATAAGGTTAGGAATTAAAAACAATACTAACCCAAATCTCTGGAAACGTTGATACCATGGGAATTTGTGTCCCTATAATTTCCTAACCTGCTATTTTTCAATCAGTCCAATACCCCAAACCCCAATAAATTAGTTACCTCTTTCATCTTTTGATTGTTTGCTACTTGATAAGATAGCTTAATTTTCATGTTTTTACCTCCGATTTATCACGTTTATCACGTTAACTTTTGGAAACGTGATAAATTCAAAGTCAGTCATATCAAGGCTTTAACTCTTATTTATCACATTTATCACGTTTTATACATTAAAAATAAAATCTATATATAAGATATTTAAGGACTACTTCCTATATACCTATATATGGGAAATTTTGTTTTTTTCGTGTTAAACGTGATAAATGTGTTACCCCCTTGGTATGACTGGACTCATTTGTATCACGTTTAATTTTCGTTTGTGATAAACGTGATAAATTTTATTTTTTTCTCCTCTTTTTATACTCTGGCCAATGATTGTAGTACCCACGTTCATTTTTGGGCTTTTTCTGTTTTTCTGGTGAGGTTCTCCCGTTAGAATAGGCTAAGCTAGCATAGGGTGGTAGATCTTCTTTAGGGAAAAAACCTTTATGGAGTTGTTGACCTGATGGTATAATTTTCATACCTGTTTCAAAACCTTCTGGAAGATTGTTTTTAATCTCTTTGTGTAGGCCTCTTTCTGATTTGGTCTGTTTGATGTCGTAGTATTCTAAGAAACCTTTCCAAACATGATAGACAAAGCTATTAGGTATAAACTCGCTTGTCAGTTCATCAGTAAAAAACTTAGAAATAAAGTCAATAACGGGGTTCATTTCTTTGTGATGTTCTTCTAGTATTTCAATAGACTTCCTAGGGTTAATGTCAGCGATTGGCGTTTCGATAGCTAACTTAACCAAGTATTCCAGAACTTCCTTGCGGTTGATGTAATCTTCTTTTATGGCTTTATTGGGCTTGTCTTTGAATATTTTAGTAAAGGGTAAAATTCTAAAGCGCCTATCAATGGCCGACTTATCCCCGTTCATTCTTGGCAAACCATTAGAAGATTGTACTACGGTCATGTTCAGGCGTATGCTATAGGGGCGTTTCCCCTTGTCCTCTATGGTCATGATGTCGCCTGTTGCTAAACTAAACATATCTGACGTATCTTTGATAACAGCGTCTTTCTGTACATCATCACCGATAACTAGAGATTTTCCTAATAAGATAGAAGCTGAAAAGCGACTGTTTGATAATCCTGTAATTTTTAAACTAGCCACATTCTCCATACCTATCAGATTGATTAGTAGCTGTTGAAACGTTCCTTTTCCTGTTCCACCCTCACCATATAGCCAAAAGATTTTTTGTAATGATTGACCTGTGATACTTGCTTTTATAATTTGGATAGCAAGGTTATAGAGTTCCTCGTCATGGTCAAAAAGTTCTTTTAGCCATGTTGTAGGCTTCCAGCCTTTTAAATTTGGTTCTTTTGTATTTGGATTATAGCCTGTTTTTATTTTTCGTGTAACTATTATCTCTGGCGTTATTTCTTCGAATAAGCCTGTTTCAGCATTGTAAAGTTGTTTGCCAATAACCGTATACTTTCCTTGAATTTCTTTCATTTGGCTTTGTCTAGCAATTTTATAAAGGGTGTCAAAAGCCTGTTTTTCCGTTGCGTTTGGGAAAATTGTAGAAATAAGGTCTTGTAAAAGTTCGTTATCCTCTAACCAGATACCAAAATCTGGATTATAGTAGTATAGTGGAGCTTTCTGTCCTTGCGCTTCTGGTTTAATCCTGATAAAGCGGATATATTGCTTCAGCATGATAGCAACCCCTAGCGGTGTTTTAGGCAACGCTTTTTCGCTTGCTTCTTGTCCTTTTTGGTGGGCTAGTTCTTTATGTTGTTTCTCGGTCAATCTGCCCGCTTTTACATTCTCAAGATGTTTGCTGTCTGCCATGACCTCATTATAAGCTATTTGATAGGCTTCTTCTTTAATACTCTGACATTCCTTAATAAGTTGCCCCCTAACGCTTTTGAAAGTCTTGAAATACTTATCTTCACTTTCACGCACCTCTAAGATTTCACTTTCAAGGATTTTCAAATCTTCTTTTTCTATGGCTCTATCCTCTCTTTCTAAATTCTGCTCTTGCTATACTGGTAAAAGTGCGGTCTAACTCCTCAATCGGTAATGGGTTATCTGTCACACTGTTAGCTATCTTTGTCAACTCGTAAGCTGTTTCTATATCACAATCAACCCACTTATTAAAGAGTAGTCCGACAAAGCGCGTGAGTGCCACGTTACGCCCTCCCTCGTCTCCAAACCCGTTGAAAAGCGTGTCAATAATTCTCATGGTCATTGACCTCTGGCCACTTGCTCTAGGCTTGTAACGCTCAGTAGTTTCTTGCTTCGCTCTTGGTTCAACCTTTGGTACTGGATAATCTAGACCATGCTCTACGATTTTTTGATACTCTGCTCGGTCTCCTGTTGTTATTGGTAGCCCTTGGAGCTGTGACCAAGTAAGGCTGGCCATATCAAAGGGTAGCCCAATCTTATCAGCAATTTCTTTCACTACCTGTTTATAGGATTCTTCGTTCATGATGCAACTGGGCTTCACTACAAGCCGATAACGGGGATTTTCTGCCGTGTGTTTGATTGTGGGATAAATGATATAAGAATAGCCAAAAAGTGCGTCAGAAACGATTTTAGGTAGGTCTATTCCTGTGTTAATCTCGTCATAATCCAGAAAAATTAAATCACGATAGACAAGGCTTGTATTATTGCGCTTATAAGTTCCATTCTTCTCTGGTGTTACTTTTCCGCTTAAGCAGTAGGGTGCTTGCGTCCGTTTGTATTCTGTAATATCTGCTCCCTCTGGGACAACTAAAGGACTAAAGTTTGCGATATATTCAAATGGTTCTAGTTTTCCCTTGTATGGTCTTAGAATTGAGCTAAAACCTTTACTTTCGTATACTGCCATTTTATCGTCCCTTTCTGCGTTTTTTCTTCAACTTTTTAAGCCTTTTTTGTTCTTCTTGCTGTTCCAATGTAGGGCGACGGTCTTTATAATGCTTTTCATTGTGATAATGTCCGCTCTTTTGTGCGGGGTGTGTGTTATATCTACCCATTCTCCAACTCCTCTAAAATTTCAATAAGCCGTGGTATTTTTTGTTCAATTACTCGTAAAACTGCTTGACTAGTGTTCAAATTATCATCAACCAAAGCCACAGTTGCTAACGTCTGTAGGTCATTTAACTCTGGTATAATATCATCAATCATTTTTCTACTCCTAAAAATATTAAAATGTCATCAATTTTGTAAAATACAGTGCGCGTGCCTTCGATTGGTGGCATGTATCGTTTTAAACCTGCCTGCTCCCAACGCTTCACCGTGCCATACTTGATATTTAATTCTGTTTGTAACTCGTCCTGTGTGATTAGTCCTAATATCCGTGGTTTGGGCTTAAAATACGACTGCAGAAAGTCTTGTATGAGCTTTAATATGCCACGTTTGAGACTGTTCTCACTTTCTCTACTCAAACTAAACATAGCTATACCTCTTCTAATAATTGCTTGACAAGTTGCTTATATTCTTCTGGTTCAGCATTCATTAGAACGTTTAAGCGTTTCTGTTCGTCTTGTAATTGATTGTAGAAAGACTTAGCACCGTCCAATAATTCAGCTTTATCTTCTGGAATAAAATAGCCACGATTAAAACCATGTCTAACACCAACAATAGGAATGCCATATCTTGTGATTAGTTGGTTGATAATCTTCTGTACCGTTCTTTCCTCTAATTTTAAAGTTAGGGCTATTTCTGCCCCTGTGATTGGATTATCTGCCCCCACTTTGATTTGTCTTAACACGCGCTTATAATTTACTGGTAAAGTTGGAAGTTTCATTCGATCGTCTCTCTTTCTTTGCTGGCTAGGATAATCTGCCCTCTTTCCCACATATCGCAAAAATCCATTAAAGTTTCTAAAACTCGTTCTAGTTGGTTTCGTTCCTCAATACTGTAACAGTCAAATTTATTTTCTAGAGAAAAATCTAACATAGTCTGATAGGCTTCTTCTAGCCAAATACCAAAGCTCTTAGCTCTTTCATTTGCAAGGTCAAAATCTTTTTTATCTGCCATGTTCTGCCTCCATAACCTCTAGCCATTTTTCAATTTTTCTGAGTTGCTTTTTAGTGATATAGCCCCTCCGCTTGTAAGCAATCGCCCAAGCATTAAACAGTTGAGTACAAATACCAGCAAGAAAGAAAAGTAGTAGCGTTAAAATTGCGCCTAGTAATTCACTCATTTTGCCACCTCTTTGTGACAACATTCTTGTACCATCATGTAACGGCTATAGCTCCCTTCCCCCGTCCATAAATCTAGTAAGTTTTTTCTCCCTTGATTGCGTTTTGCAATATCTACAGCGATAAGCTCCCAGATATAATTACGCGTTTGAATTTTATCAAGTGGATATGTTGCTGTTTTAGTTAATTCTGCTAAATAAGTATCAAGGAAAAGATAGCCGTCAAAACGTGCAAGTCTTTCTATGGTTTCGATATCTTGCCAAAATGATGAGTAGGTATCTTGTTCTTTGTGTTCCAAGTAGCTAATTATTCCATCAATTGCATTGCGTTTGATTTCTTCGGCTTTCTCGTGTGCGCTTTGTTGTTGTTCATGGTATTCCGTGCTAGTTAGCTCGTTATAGATGTCATCTAAATCACTTAATACATCACTAATTGCACGTCTTGCAAAAATATTTTTAATTTTTGATAGACTTGTTTGTATCTCCTCTAGTTTTGTTATGGCTGTTTCTAATTTATCTGTTATCATTTCATAACCTCACTTTTTATTGTTTTTCGGTGTAATTTCCCTGGTGTGCTTTTCCCGTGTGTAAAAGACTTGTTTCTTGTTTGATTTCTTATACTGTACTTTTTTATAAGCCTAGACTATCCCCAGCGGATAACCGCCTCAAACTTACCAGGTAGCCCTGTGGTCGTGTAAGCCTGCGCCAAACAATAGCCTAGCTGTGTGTCATTTTCTTAGGGTGGTTTAGGTTGCCCTAGATCCATAGCTGCCTAATGGCGATACCAGCACCTAATACTTTTATCCTGTCCAGTTTTAAGGGTTAGCGCCCTCCGTATGGTCAAAATGTTTAAAATCTGCTATAATAGGCACATAAAACCTTTTTAATAATGGCTTGCCTGCTTTATTAATCGTGTTTTATTTCCGACTTAAGGCTTTTCTGATTGGTTTCGGTAAGCCTTTTTTCTTTGCTTTCACGCTCCTTGTGAGAGCTTTTCTTTTTGTCTAAAGACCATTGTTTTTATCTCTTGATAGCTAAAATTCAGATTGATTAGAGCTATTGCCATGTCCTCTAATGCTTGATACTGCGCTAACTCAATACTATTCAAGCAATCAATACCAGTTTCCCCACCTCGCTTAGTGGTTAATTGTGTTTTGTTATAGCCCGTAACACCTTTTAGCAAAAGATTATAAACAGTAGAATAAGCCATTTTAGGGGCGTTCTCCCAACGGTTAATAACTTCGTTAAGCGCTAAACGTTTAGGTCTTTCGGAAGCTCGCTCTATCCTAATCTTGGTTAACTCGTCCCTCATCTCAAAGAAAGCACTAACTAAATTCTTTTTAAACTCTCTTACGGGTTTGGTGTTATCCAAGTAAGTGATAAGCAGTGTCGCTTGTTGTTCGTTAAGATGATAAATTTTCCTAGGGCGACCACGACCGTCATTTATTTTTGTCATTTCAAATGACAATATTCCAAACACCTCTAAATCTTCTTTATGGTTTTCAATCAATTTTCTAACTGAAATACGTTCAATTTCAGCACATTCTGCGATAATTTCATTCGTTGTGTACGGCTCTTTCTTGCCGTCCATGTAGACTAATTCCATTGTGGTTCTACCTCCTGCATGAATCGGGTTAGCTTGCTTGTCAGGCGGCTCTTCTCGTCCATATTCTGAACCTCTGCAATGGCTTTGGCTAGTGTATCGATATAATACCGCTCTGCCTCTGCCAACGTGTCAGGGGCTTTTATAGTGGTCTGTGGTTCTTCCACCAGTTCCCCTTCCATGTAGTAGCCTTGTTTTCTAATATCTTTTAATACTTGCTTAACCCATTTCTTAAACTCTTTAGCTTTTGGTTTGCGTGATTGGAATAGAATCTCATATAATCCTTGTTCTGTTAGAAACCAGACTTGTTGAACGCCTCCAGGGGTAAGAACTTTCTTCTTGTCCTTTTCGTCTTCGTCTACCATTTCAAGAAACTTACTCAAACTACTATTTGAGTAGTCAATCATTCTAGCAACCTCCCCAGCTCTAAAAAGTGGGGTGTCAAAATCTCCGTAGATATCCAACGCTTGACCGTGGAAAATAGTAGTAGTGACAACCTGCAATAGTTGACCTTGGTCTGTTGTCTCTTCAAAAATACTTACTTGTGTTGTCATGTCTTGCTTAACCTCTCTGTATAACTTGTTTAGTCGTTTTCTGCTTTCCTTGTTGGGCTTATGTTTGCCCTGTGCCCACTTGCCAACTGTTCGGGGGTCTATGCCTATTCGTTGGCCAATAGCTACCAAGTTCAGCCCATGAGTGGTTCGCATTTCATCGATGACCCTTGTATAGTTCCTCTTCATTGCTTGCCTGCCTTTCTTAATCGTAAACTTCTGATAGCTCTTTAAAAACAGCGTCAGGGATTGCCCGCATTGCTTTTTGTTGCAGTTCCATTGCTTTGTTGCGGTCGCTCGCTTTGGCAGTGCTTTTTTCGATAATTTCAGAAGTTGCGAGAACTTGCCGAAAAAGTAAGTCTAATTTGAGTCTATGCCCTTCTGTAATTTCTACTTGTTGGGCTTTTTTATTTCTCAAAAATTCAAAATCTATCAGCTCATCATCTTCTAACTTATAGTCAATAGCCTTTCGATACCGCCAACCCGAAAGCCGCTGCTTAATGTCTGCAAGCGTCCACGTTGGCAAAGCTTCAGCGATAAGAGCCAAAGTGATAACTCCGTTATCTTCATAGAGCTTATAGAGTGTTTCTTGGGTAAATGGTTGTTTTGCCATTGGTTTGCTCCTTTCTAGTCTTCTGCGTTCAATAGTTCGTCAATAGTAACACCTAAATAGTCAGCAACTTTCAGCAAGGTAGCTGTTTCTGGATTTTTGGTGCGTTCATAGTATAGACTTGTTAACGTTGTTTTAGAGATACCTGTTGCTTTTGCTACGTCTGAAACTTTTTTGCGCTGTTTCGCTAAAATAACACGTAAATTATTTTTCAAAGACCTAACCTCCTTTTTGCTTTATAACAAGTTATATATCTTGTTATAAAGTATTATACACCGTTATTTTTATTTGTCAACAGTTAAATAACTTGTTATAATTATTTTTAGGAGGCCAATTATGATAGGTGCATTTCTAAAAAGAATAAGAATTAAAGAAAAAATAAGGGTTTATGATGTCGCGGATATCTGTGGCGTATCACAACCTTTCATATCCAATGTTGAAAATGAAAAAAGAATACCAACAACAGAAATGTTTTTTAGTATTCTCGAAGCTTTGGCTTTGTTATACCCCATTACAGATGATGTTGTAACGGCTTTTAATTTAGAAAAAGAAATTAAAACAGAATCAGAAGAGGTTGATGATTTCAATAATTATGAAATTTATAAAGATCCTGCTTATGTAAAAGATACGGTAGTAAGCTATTGGGAAAATGAATTTTTAATAGAGCTAATGGAGGAGTTTGACTATTATGATTTGTCCGAAGAATTGGGACAAGAAGAGGCTACCGCCATACTATTAAACAATGTTCCAGAGTCAGAACGTTCAATTTTTCAAACTATATTAGATTTAAAATTCGATGAAAAACACGTAATAGGTTTTGCCCAATATATTCCACCTAGGAAACAAAGTGAAATCGACTTAGTAGATTTGAGCTTGTTAGATATTGATAGTATGTTGAAAAAAGGAAAAATAATCCTTGATGGTATAAAAATTTCTAAAACTGATCTAATTGCATTAAGGAAAGTCGTCAATGGTATAAGGTATGATCGCCTAAACTAGCCTGCGCGCTCAATATTTCGCTATTTCTATACTAGGATTTTCTCGTATTTTCTAGTAGTTTTGGTAAGGTTGGATTTTAAATCCACGTATTTCTAACCTGCTTTCCTAATTTAGGACTACAGTTATCCCAACAATTCATATAAACCTAAAACCTTTTTAATAATGGCTTGCCTGCTGTAGAAAGGTTTATCATGAATATCAAAGAAGTTATTAAAAAAAACGGTACAAAAGTGTACCGCTCAAATGTTTATTTGGGAGTAGATAGCATTACAGGAAAGAAAGTTAAAACGACTGTAACAGGGCGAACGAAAAAAGAAGTCAAAGTTAAAGCCCAGCAAACCCAAAGCAATTTTAACGCTAACGGGTCAACTGTGTTCAAAAGAGTAGAAGTTACCACATACAAGGAACTTACTGATTTATGGTTAGAAAATTATCAAATGACGGTTAAACCTCAAACACTCGTAAACACGCACCAATTTTTGAGGAACCACATTTTACCTGTATTTGGTGATATGCAACTAGATAAGATACATATAGCACACATACAAAGTTGGGTAAACAAGCTAGCTTTCAAGATTGTTAATTATGGGGTGGCTGCCTCAATCAACAAACGTATCTTACAATATGGGGTTAGTATGCAATTGATACCGTTCAACCCTGCGCGTGAGGTTATTCTACCCAGACCACAAAAGGCAGGCGCTAACCGTATCAAATTCATAGATAAGGAAGATTTGAAAACATTCCTAGACTACATGGAACGACTAGCACCCACCGCTTACAACTATTACTTTGATAGCGTACTGTATAAGCTGTTACTTGCTACTGGTTGCCGATATGGAGAGGCGGTAGCTCTTGAATGGTCTGATATTGATTTTAATAATGCAACTATCAACATTACCAAGACTTACAACCGAATTGTAAAGCAGGTTGGTACACCTAAAAGCAAAGCAGGAATTAGAATTATCAGCATAGATAATAAAACTATTCTCATGCTCAAACAGTACAGGAACAGACAACGCCAAGCATTTATGGAGATTGGTGCGCCTGCTCCTGCCTTGGTATTCTCTACAACGGTATCACAATACCCAAACAGCGACGCTAGAACCAAGTCACTTAGACACCGTTGCAAGGAAGCAGGTATACCACAATTTACGTTTCACGCTTTTAGACACACGCACGCTAGTTTATTGCTTAATGCTGGAATTGGCTATAAGGAATTACAACACCGCCTAGGACATGCAACGTTAGCCATGACTATGGATACTTATAGCCATTTATCAAAAGAGAAAGAAAAAGAAGCGGTGCTATATTATGAAAAAGCTCTCCAAAATTTGTAA